GGATCACCAGCTCTCTGCCGAAAATCAGAGCCGCCACATACCAGCAGTCGAAACCGCTGACGGCTAAGTAGTGGTCAACCTGCGCCAGATAATGAGCTGGAATTTTACCATCCGCCCACTTGTCCGCAGAGAAGGGCGAAACCGTTTTGCACTCTAATCCAGCTTTTTGCCCAACGATTAGGCGGTCAAAATCTGCCAGAAGCAGAGGATGTTCCTCGCTCTGATAGATAGCGTTTGCACGGCGCACCTTCAGGCCGGTTGCTTCGGTAAACCGCTGCGCCACATAATCCTCCAAGTCACGACCCTGCCGCATGGCCTCGTTGTCGATATTTTCAGTGGTATCGCTGATTTTATCGTGGTACACCTGAAATGCAGAACGGTAGGGATTCAGACCAAGGATAGCCCCGGCATCCGTGCCGGTAATGCCGCATTTGCGGTAGCGGAGCCAATCTTCTTTGGACAGGTTCCGTGTAGATACAAGTCGTTTCATGCAATGTTCAACCTCTCTTTCATCTGTTCTTCCGCAATAGAGAAATCATATTCCACCAAGTCTTTGATAATGGTGGAAAATTCATCCACCAAGGTACGGTCATCGTCCAGCCACAGGGCATACAGGAAATCCAGAATATTTCGCTGCACCCGGAGATGGTTCCAGAAACGCTCGTCCATCTGCTTTTCGGTGTCCAGCGTGATTAAAGCACTGACAATGGTGCTTTTCATCGTGATCTCGTATGCCGTGGTGCAAGTCGGCTTCGGGAAATCGGCTTCAATGCTGTTCAGGAACTCAGAAAATTCCCGGACAGCCCGGTTGCTCACATCGTTCATACGTCCTCCTTTATGCTGCTGCCAGCACCATCTTGTAAGCCTTGTCGATCATGGGATTTCCCTCTGCGGTGCGCAGGAACAGATTTTCGTTGTAGTTGCGAGTTTTACGGATGGGGTCTGCATGGGTGGCAAAGTCGGAAACAGCGTTCACGAACCGCCAACCGTTCTTTCCGACCCACTCCAAATCAGGTGCGTTGTAGTAGCGAGCCTTCAAATCTTCCTGCAAGCGCAGGTTGTTCTTCCTCTGGCCATCGGTCAGGTCTTCGGTGACAGGGAAGAACTCGTTGATGAACTCCTGTACCTTGCGGTCAGACAGCTTGATGGTGGTCAGCTCATGGATACCCTTGCCCAGTTCCCCCATATAGCTGTTGGCAAGCTGCAAGGTTTCACGGGCATCCTGCACCCGGAGCAGAACATTTTCGGTGTGGCGTGCAGTCCAAATGCGCTTTGCAGTACCCAGTGCCAGATTCAAAGTGTTCTGGCAGACTACACGAACCGGGGTCATGGCTACTTTCACACCAGAACTGCCATCGTGACTGTTGAAGAACACAAGATATGGGGTTACTTCATCTCCGGCGATGATGTACTTCTCCGGCAGCTTCGCCAGCATCCAGACCTTCTTGCCGCCCTGCAAGGAGCCAGCAGTTTCATAAGTGACGCCCTCACCCAGCAGGTCATCGGTGAACTGAAATGCTTCTTCGTTCTGCACAATGCGGTAGCGGTCAGATACCACGCCCAGAACAGCATCATCGGTGCTGCGGACATTCGCCCGATAGCCAGGGATCATAGCACCTGTACCAGAATAGATATTGCGGCTTTCCACCTGCCAGTCTAGACCAGCCAATTCCAGAGCTTCCCGACTTGCAGGGGCATCCATCACGATACGGCCAAGACCGTGCCAAGGGGTTTCACGGACAGAGAACATGGTTTCAACGTTTGCGGACATAATCTTTACCTCCAAAATTTTTGATTGTCTTATTTCTTTTCGATTTGATGAGCCATCCAGACAATGATTTTCGCAGCACCTTTTCCGACTGCTTTCATCACCTCCACCAATACTTTTTCAAAGATTTCTGCCATTGATTTTTCCTCCGTTTTTCTGTAAAAATCAAAGACCAGTAAGCTGATGTGGTTGCTTACTGGTCTTTCTATCCAAGGGTATAATATATCATTATATCTGCTTCAAATACGCCTAACTTGTACCAAGTGTGTCCACTGTGTCAGTGTTTTTGCGAATCAGTCTTATGTTTTCGTGTCTTTCAGGTGTTTTATGGGTGGAGATATAAGGATATAATAAAACTTGTTTTGAAAATCTCTGACACAACCGGCACAGCCGACACAGCCTCCTACTTCTGAGTTTTCGACCAGATTCCCACAACCACCGTGAGATCCTGCCATTCATTTTTGCGGATTCCCTGATTTCGGGATGCCTTAAAAGCCTTTGCCTCCTCAAAGGAAATCGAAAAGCGTGCCATCTCTACAAAGCCATCCATCCTATATGCTGCGGCGTTTCTCGCCCGTACCTCTGACATCTGAAAGTCGAGTACCCAGCGAAATTCTTCATTTGTCAAAGGCGTGATTTGCGCCACACAGCTGTTGATAAGCTCCCGATCAACATCGTTCTTTGATGCCCGCTGCCATTCATCCAGCTTCTGCGAGATCAGATTCATGTCCAGCGCTCCACTGCGTTCATCCTCCTGTTCTACGCTCTCATACTGAGATTGCAGATCTGCGATCTGGTTGTCTAAGCCTTTGCGACGTTCCATAAGTTCCTGTTTGGTGATGATGCCGTCTGCACACAGGTCAATATACTTGTCCAGCCGTTCTCTCTGCTTAGCGATGCTCTTTTCCAGCATTGCCTTTCTGGAAATACGCACAGTCTTTTCCTCTGCCATGCAGCGGTTCAGAATCCGGTATACCTCTTTGACGGTCTTGCCTTTGTCAAATGTGAGATGTTCAAACACCTTTGCCGCCATCAAATCCAGCTTCCACTCACTGATGGCCTTGATTTGGCAGCTGATGCTCAAATCAAGGCCATGTTCCTGCAAGTAGCTGATGCTCGGCCTGCGTGTACGGCGGTAGCACTGAAATCCATGAATTACAGCACCATCCCGGTTCACACGCCACTTGAACTGAATAAATCCTGCACCGCAACTGCAACGCAATTTTGCCGTCCAGATGGATTTCGGCGTGTTCCGCATATACTTGTGCTTCTTTCCGTTTTCATCGATTACTCGTTCTGATTTTGAAGTCAGAATCTGCTGGCACCTGTCCCACGTTTCTTCTGACACCAGCGGTTCAAAATCGCCTTTCACATAGACGTAGCTGCTTTCGTCCAGATTTTTGACACGTTTTTGCGTCAAGTAGCCGTCACTGTGGGATTTATTGTAGCAGATACAACCCTTATAGGTCGCATTATGTAACACCCGGCTCACCTTGGAAGCGTCCCACGAAACATGGCCGCTTGCATCCAATCTGCCTAGCCTGTATAATTCTGCTGCCACTTTTTGAAGCCCAACCTTTCCAGTCGAATACATCTGGTAAATCAGTTTTACGGTCTGTGCCTGATCCGGATCTGGAACATAGGTTCCATTCTCTCTGCGGTATCCCAAGATATTTCCGTTGCCATACAAAACATGCTTCTCCCGACTGATTTCTTGCCCCGCCTTGACGCGCTCTGAAATTTTTCGGCTTTCATCCTGTGCCAAGGAAGACATAATCGTCAACCGAAGCTCACCATAATCGGTGGCCGTGTTGATACCATCGTTGATGAAAAATAGATTCACGCCCACAGCCTTCAACTCACGGATATAGGACAACGTATCAACTGTATTTCGTGCAAACCGGCTCACCTCACGGGTAATGATAAGGTCAAATTTACCTTTCTTTGCATCCTCTATCATATGCAAAAACTCTGGCCGCTTCTGTGCCTGTGTTCCGGTGATGCCTTGATCCACATAGACCTCCACGATTTCCCAGTCCGAGTGCCGGGAGCCTTCAATTTTATACCACTCCAACTGGTTTCCCAGTGCATTGATCTGTGCCTCATGTTCGGTTGAGACACGCGCATATACTGCTACTCGCATATTTTACCTCCACATTTTGAGATTTCAGGATAAAAAGAAAAGCTCTGGCAGAATTCTCCACCAGAGCCTCTCTCTGTCGCTTACGAAGCCTTTGCAGGCGGTTCTTCCTCCTGCTCACGCTTCATCCGAAGGAAGTTCTGATAGGTGGGCAGGTTCAGCAGTCCTGCCGCAAAAAGAGCTTCGATCAGACAATAGGCCATCGCCTTTTCGTCAACGTTCAGCATCGTGACACCTCCATAGTGTTTGTGATTGTGCTTGGTGATTAGAGATATAACATATCACTGAGAAGTCAGACGTTACGGACGAAGGCGGATTCCTCGGAACGCTGACATAGGGTGTTCGTGTGCAATCATTCCTTCACCTGAGCACCGGGAACGTCCGTGCTCAAATCCCATCGCAATCAACGTCCTTCTTAAATCCGAGTCTGTGCACGCTCCTATATTCTTTTCCTTGCAAAAATCCAGGTAGGCTTCGTATAAGTCAGACAAAGCCACTTCAGCATTTATATTGCTCGTATCACAGATTTCTTGCACAAACCTTTTTACAGGCGAGTACTTCGCGCTGTCCACATAAGGAATCTCCGGGAAGATGTAGTTGCGCTGAACGAGCTTTCGCGCATAATACAGTGCCTTTGTAACAATTGCGTCCCGCTCGGCCCAGATTTTGTCTCCCAAATCCGGGTCTTGCTGATTATCCGGGATTGCATAATTAAAGGGCAGATATACAATACGCTTGATGAGTGCCTCATCCTCTCCGTCAATGATGAGCGGGTGATTACTTGAAAAGACAAACTTTATACGCCTCTCCAGCAGCGCATCATCGCGATATTTTCGTGGAATATTCATTGAATCTCCTCCAGTGATTTGTTTCAGCCGAGAAGCTGCTTCATCGTCGATTTTTGAGCTAGACATATCCATATCGAAATTGATAACGGAAGTTGCCAGGGAAGCCATTCCAAATTGGTTTGTCAGATTCTTGAGTCTGATGCTACTGATAGACTCTTTAGGGTACAGGCTTCGGATAAAGCTTCCCAGAACGCTCTTACCGCTATTTCCGACGCCTTTCATGAAAATAAAGAACTTTCCTCGTGCAGGGTAGATAAGCAAATACCCAATTACCATCCAAAATCGCTCCATCAGCTGGGGATCACCGCCCGTGACCCGATGCAAATAGCCCTCAAATATCGGGCATTCTGCCTTCGGAGCATATTTTGCCTTAATGTAGGTAAAAGTTACTTGATCAGGGCTGTGTGGGTGAAGTTTACACTCTACAAGTTCAAAGACACCATTTTTCAAAGGTGCATAAATCGGCCCATTTTCCGATTCACTGCACTCAATTTGGGGATCCGTCAAGAAACACTCGTAGAGATCCTTATACCCATGGAGGCTGGATTCATTATTGAGTTCATAGTCCACATACTTACGATATAGCTTGATCAGTTGCTTTGCATCAAGCTGTGTGTAGTAATAGTTGTTGTAATAATACAGCGTATTTCCATAGGAAATGATGTGGACGTGTTTTTTCACTTCCCTTGTCAAGTCCACGAGGGACTGATCTTTAGAAACTTTCTTGACGGCCAGTTCTGGTGTTGGAAGACTTACTGGATCAGACAATGTGCTTTTCTGCACATCATCTGGTACGTCATCCATCATCAAGACCATTGGTGGTACTGCATCTCTCGCATTGAGAGAACCGGGATAGTCCGAAAGCTGTTCGGAGAGTATCGGCGCATCCAACTTATGCCGTGTCTTGTTCCGTTTCTCCTTAAATATCTCGCCGGTCTTCGGTCTATCCTCAGGGACAATCGACGTCATATTCTCTAATAGCTCAACCTCACCAGACTGGAGAACTTCATTAGAATCATTGAAATCGTAATCCCATGCGGACACAGCTTCTGTCCCTTCAGTCGGCC